TTTGGATTGAATGCTTTTAAGTATATTACCCCTTACGCAACTATTACTTAAGGGTGATGTTGCTTGGAACGGTAATTTTAATAGAGATGCTGATCCACAAACGGAGATCCTACTGACAGGTATCATGCGGAATGATATCTCAATCAAGGAGCTCTTCGATAAGTACATCAGTGGTAATGTCGAAGTTACAATTGATGCGACTTATATGTTCGGAAAGCTTTGCTCAACCGACTTTTGCATCTCACATCCTCAAGGAGGTACTAAAACATCGAAGTTGAAGTACCAAACAAAACCTCGTGTCCAGAAAATCCTCTGGAAACATACGAGATGGTTCCCTCTCCTGAAATTACAAGTCAGGAACGCACTTCTCAATCTTATTACCGTCGATGGTAATAAGAATCTAAACTTTTGCAAGTTTAGAAGGGTCCTTGAGGCAGTTGATCATATATGTACGGGTCTATTCCTTTCTGGGGAAAGACAGTCAGTGATCAACAGGGTACAGGTAGCCTTGATATCGAATATGGTTGTAACCGGAGAGAAGGGTTACTTCACATATCTTAAGGCCTACAAATCCTTAGTGAAGGGTCTAAGGAAAGCTGTACTATCTGCAGCACCTATACCGGAAATCCAACCTTGTTTCCATTGGATCAAAGGTACTGCATTCTGGAGTAGGTTCAACCATGTAGTATCGAATCCTACAACGGGCTGGGAAGAGTTACAGCACGTATTGGTTGTTCTACAAACCAGATCCACCGGTCTTGCGAACGATCAGTGGGTTCAAGATTCTCTCGTGAAGTGGATTAAGGTCACTTCCAACTCTGAGAGTAACTATACCACAACCTTCATCCAAGAGGGTTCGAAATCTCTTGCGGTGAAAGTTAAGGATTCTGGCATAGTAAGTCTTACCTCAGCCTCTTGCGTCGAAAGCTCGAGGTCAAATGGAGGTAAATTCTCCTTAATAAAGTCGATTCTCGATGAAATCAGACGATTCGGTGTTCGTCTTGTAGATTGGAACACCGGAGAATTGAGTCAGGAAGTTTCGAAGCTTCCTGATAATATATCTATAACAGAAGATTGGGGAGAGGGAATCGAACCATATATATCTCAGGATATTGGTTACTACCTTTTCTCCTATGCCTTAGGAAAATTTTACGAATCCTATGATTCATCTAAAATAAATCTAAGCGCCGTTATAGAACAAGGAAAGGCTAGGGTTGTCACACCTAACTCTATAATCCTTTACTTGCTTACCATGCCACTTTCTCATGCAACACTGAGATGCTTCGAGGCTATCCCAGAACTAAACATTGGTGTGTCGAAGACCAATGATGCATGGGAATTTTGGAAACGGATGCGACCAAGTACTCTAAACGATGATGGTACTTATAGTCAATCCTTCATCTGTGCAGATCTTGAAACTGCGACCGATTATTCACCATTCGAACTGGTGAGTACAACCTTAGATGTGATGAAGGATCTGGGACTGCAGTCTTGGTACGTCGATGTAGCCAAGAAGTTATTATCAAACCCTAGATGGTACCTCTTTTCACCGAAGAAATCGGTACATCGAACATCTAGAGGAGCTCTAATGGCAGATCCCGGAACAAAATCCGTTTTGACACTATCGCATTACCTTATCATTAAGTCTATTGAACAAGATCTTAATGTCAACTTATGTTTTGCGATTAAAGGTGATGACGTAGTCATCCAAGCTCCTACAGCGGATGTAGAGAGAATAATGACATTATACCGAATCCGGATGTCGAAATCTGGATTTGTACTATCGGAGGATGACACTTTTATAAGCAATAAATACGCTTTTTACTGTGAAGGAGTTTTTAGAAACTACCATCTAACATCGGAATCACCTTCTAGTTGGAACTCACTTGTTAATACAAGTGACCCTTCTTACTGCGATATTCCAACTGTAAAACTCGCCTTCCCCGTATTCAAAAATAATTATAGAATCGGAGAAACGCCTGAAGGAAAGATCAGTCTCCTGTCGAAGCGTCGGAGCTACTTCAGGGATGGTTCTTTCGCGAGGTTCCAATATGAATTACTGGACCTTATACAAGTAGTTACTTTTCGACTAAGCGACTACGATATCAGGTTTTTATTTGGTGCTAAATGGAAAGGCGGACTTTCCAAACCTATTACACCATTAACTAAGGGACTACTAGTCATCAGCGACGATGAAAAGAAAGACCTTATCTTAGATTATAGTTTCATCATTTCTAAGGTATTTAAGGAGAAGGTACCTAAACGACTTAGGATGCCTCAAGATGTTCTCAAAGCCTATGCCAAGAGGACAAATCGGTTCTACCTTAGACAGGATAACGATGATGAAAACGTTGGCGAGTATAAAATGATAGATTTCAAGATAAACCTGCCAGAACTGTGGAGTTCACAAGATGAACTCGAATGGGGGCTTTCGCTAGGCCCCACTCTTCTGACCATTACCGGTATTTCGACTGATAAATCTATCAAATCAAAAATCGTCACCTTACATAGCCTCAGTGGCACTGATCTTAACATCGAACGTAGGATCACCCAACAGAGTATAGATGACGATTGCATTATAGACCAATTCAAAAGATCAATTAACGTAGAAGACTTCGAAGAATTCTACAACTGGTATCAAAGGATACGAACCGAACAGTACCCTTATGTAAATTGGTCCCTTCATTTAGAGAAGGACTTCCCACTCTATAATGCAATGAAAGTCAATCCTCGTGATTACCAAGATACCAACCTCGAAGAAGGTATCCGTAACATCATCTGTCGAAAGGATGATATTAAAACTCACCCAGAGATTCTCGATAGTCTCGGGGACCAAGGATTGACAAGAAAACAACTACTAGCATTAAGACTAGCCTTACAACTCCATGGTAAAGCGAATAAACCTGGAGAGATTGATGATCGAGCCTATGAGGAAGCCATCGAAGCAACCACGGACTTCGATCAACAAGTTGTTTTCAAGCTCGCACGTATGTACAATAAAATCGCAGAAATCATACGAGTGACGGCGAGCACGGGCATCAGCATAGATGAGTTAAGGAAACACCTGCGGAAGGAGATTCCACATAACTTTATCTTATGGTTTAGTGCTGATAGGGAGAGGTTCAAAATCCTCGAGGAAATGAATCTCAAGTACCTAAATGATCTTGATGTAGATAATAACCTTCGATGGTTATTCAAGATCTATATTGCCCGTTACGTACCCGTAGGATCAATGACCCCATATGGATATATGATCGAAAAGTATATCCGACAAGATGGACACATACCGCTGGTTCCCGAAGAACTAACGGACGATGATCTCTACGGTGACTACTTTGACGATACTGTCGGTTTCGATTTCGACAATATAGAGTCAATAGCGCAGTCGGTACGTGAAGGAACACAACGGGAAGTAAATAATGTTGTGTTACAAGGTCCAAGAACAGAACTTGGTTATCATATAGTAGAAGATATACCAGGTCTTTTGACGTCCTAGTCATAACCAGGACCTTAAGGTTGTTTGTTACACCCTATTAGATAATTAAGATTACCTAAACAGGCAGCATTCATCCTGTTCTTTTAGAACAAAGTCTAAAAGACAAAAAAAA